CCAGACAAGATCAGCTCTCTAGAGCAGCAAATCCGCTCGTACTACTGGAGTCGAGAGATGAGGGGAGAAGTTTGCAAGGTTCATCAGTATGATCGACATGATGGGTCCCAATACTTCTTTGCATACCTGCCCGATTGGCCAGACAAGCGACTTTGCTTTGACGAGCAAGAACAGCTAACACCGCGAGAAGATGCATATGCCTTCAGCAACGCCTTCGTGTTCGAACCAAGTCTTGGCACCATCGAACTGATCGCGAAAGGCGGGAAGAAGGTTCAGAAAGAACTTCGTCATGCATTCTGTCAGTCGATGCTTGGGATCGAAGTTGATGACGAAGATCCTGTGAAACCTGTTTATCAGCTTGATCAGTTCCTCGATCCAAGCTTCTCTTTTGTTACCGCGGCCAACGAACGTATCCAGGATGTGAAACTACGACGGGTACGGATTGTCCCGCGAGTGAGTGTACCCAACATCGAACAAATCGAATTCAAGTTTCGCGAAGCCACCGATCTTCCAAGCATTCGATCATTTCTTGCGACGCAACTCGCCTCCATGCAACTCGGTTTCGACCAGATCAGCGTGACTCAAGCTGGCATCCAATTCCAATTCATGGGCAGTGGCGAGCGCAAAGGAAAAACCATGACGGTCAATGTGAGTTGCCCAAATACCTGCGACCTCAAATCCAAACCGGAGGAACAGGAAATGATTGGTCGTGCCTGTTTCGTTCGCTGGGGGATTATCAATGGTTGACCCGTTGGAATACCTTCTGCCGATCATCGAGTCGCAGCAAATGACAATTGGGAACGACGAGGTTTCTCGGTGGCCAGATGGAGTCCTCCAAACTCTAACGGCTTTAGGCATTCTCGTCCCGGCCGAAGAAGCCAGCTCGATTCGTTGCCCTGAGTGCGGGGAACATTGGGAGGAGATTATCGCCAGGGATGGACCAGGAGGTTCCGCTCAATTTTTTATTCGTTGCCCAGAGGTACTGCGGATCGAAGTTACCCAGCAACACAGACGCCAATGGCGACCAAACTTATCGGCGATGGTCCATTTACTGGCTTCATCTCTGGACCTGGCCGGCAAGCCTCAAGAGTTGATGACTGGAAGGCTGTGGCGTCTTGGGCGAATGACGTGGAATGGTGAATCTCGCGATGTCTTGTTCGTCCGTGGTCTTCAATGGCCCGACGGCGACCAGCCTCGCGCGCAGGTTGTGCGACAACGCAAGCCGATCCTGATCAGTTCCACTTACTCAATGCTGAGCGAATTCTGGAGAACGCTTCCACCACAATTAGTGCTCCGCGACATAGCTTGGTTCACCGATCGGCTCGAGCTTGATGTGGAAGAGGTAGCCGCTTGCATCTTGCAAGCAACGGAGAACTCTTCGAATGCTCCCGATGTGCTGATCAAAGGGAACGACCTGACGCTGGAAATACGCCGACAAATCAAGGCCGAAAATCAATCCGCTTTAACGGATGACATCTGTGTGATGGCGTATCGCCAGGAGTTGTCTTACAGGGCGGCTGCAGACTTCCTATCGAGAAAGACCAAGACAAAGGTCTCAAAAGATCGCGTCAAGCGAGCGGTCGATCGCCAAGGTGGAGTCGACGCCTTGGCCAACGCAGAGGATTCGAACTCCGTCGTTCGTGGTGTCGCGTCGCACCACCGCGACAGGCAAGGAAAAAAATTGGCAACTGAAAAACCCACGAAATGAAAGGCAATTCGAACATCTCGACTGTCGCACGCTGACGCGCAACTGCGTCAGATGCGACACGGCAGCTGACCTCCGAGGGCTTCGAGGCCCATAACCCGGCGGTCAGAAAGTTACCTGTGACGTTTCTGCGATTTTCGCAGCACAGATTTTAGTAGCACTGATGGAATTGCCGGGCTGCAGCCTCCGCTCTCAGGAGGTTGCCATGTCGGCAAAATCGCACGAAGTTCTTTCGGATTACGCTCGAACTCTTATTCGAGTAAAGGCCCGCCAGCTGGTCCGTCGGCCTGAGTTCACTGTCTGCGAAGCGGAAGACTTGGAGCAGGAACTTACGCTCCGAATTCTCGTTCAGCTAGACCGTTTCGATCCTACCCGAAGTTCCATCAACACCTTCTTTGCACGGGTTGTTAACTCGGCAGTGGCGATGCTGATCCGGGAACGAGGTCGGATCAAACGAAATGGTGGCGAAGGCGTCCAGATCGAGTCGCTAGAGAAGATGGTCGAGAAGGCGGATGGATCACCCACCCCGCTCTGGGCCACGATCTCTGACCAAGACGCGCATCGACGCCATCAATCACGTCCTATCACAGAGGAGGAAGCAATGCAACTCCGAGTGGATGTCGCGTCGGTTCTCAAGCAACTCCCATCGGATCTGCGACGCATCTGCGAGCAATTGATGGATGGAAGTCAGACGAATAGTCGCCAAGCCAGCCAACTCTCACGCCGCAAATACCAAGCGGCAATGTCCTTGATACGGGAGCAGTTTACCCGTTCAGGCTTCTCGGCTGAGTAACGAGGCGCGCAATCGGAGACAGCAGCGGCATAGGTAACCAACGGGAAGCAAATGAAAAAACTGTCTACGGAGTTATCTATGTTCGCTGGTGTTTTCCGGTTTTCATTCGACGAGGCGGTGCCAATCGAAGAGGCAGAGTTAACTCTGCACTTGGCAATCTTCGCTGCCGAAGGGCTCTTCGGCAAACCAAGGGTTGCGATGGAGTTTCGCTACGAAATTCAGCCCTTTGACAATCACATCGATGTCGATGGCGAGACCGAGGTAGGTGTCGCAGTCGCACGAATCTTTGCCGGCCTGTTGTTGCGCGAGTTTGGCGAAACGGCATTTCGAATCACCAACCTCCCATCCTGTGAATCTATGAATCATGAGGTGGCCGCGTGAGCATGCTCGCAAAACTACAGCGTGGTCGCACTGCGAAGCCACCACGAATCCTCTGTTACGGCATCGAGGGTGTCGGCAAGTCAACGTTCGCTTCTCAGTCACCCAAACCCATCTTCATTCAGTGTGAGGACGGATTGGATGAACTCGATGTCGACAAGTTTCCGCTGGCGACCAAGTACGAAGAAGTGATCTCGGCTTTGACGGATCTGCAGCGCGAGTCGCATGACTACGAGAGCGTGGTGATCGATTCGCTGGATTGGCTTGAGCGACTGGTATTCGACCGATTGTGTGCGGAACACAACGCCACCTCGATCGAGCAAGTCGCTGGTGGCTATGCCAAGGGCTACACGCTCGCGCTGACCTACTGGCGAGAGATCATCGAGCACCTCAACGCTTTGCGGAACCAGCGGGGAATGGTCGTGCTGATGATCGCTCACAGCAAAGTTGAACGATTCGAGGACCCCGAGTCATCACCTTATGACCGCTACAGCCCTAGGCTCCACAAGCATGCTGCAGCCCTGATGAGCGAATGGAGTGATGCCGTGTTATTCGCGACACGGAAGATGCGAACCCAATCGGAAGACGCGGGCTTCAATCGCAAACGAACCATCGCGCATGCCATCGGCAAAGGTGGCGGTGAGCGAATCCTCCGTTGCGTTGGTGGCCCCTCGTGCGTCGCCAAGAACCGGTACGGCATCGTCGAAGAGTTACCGCTCTCCTGGGCGGCGTTTGTTCAAGCAATTTCTCAATCACAAGGAACCCAAAGTAATGGCTGATCTTTCAGGCTTCGACGCAAATCAAATCGAACCGACTGGGGACTTCGATCCGATTCCTGCAGGCAAATATCTGGCGGTCATCACCGACACCGAGATGAAACCGAACAAGGCGGGAACCGGCAGTTTACTTCAGTTGACGTTTCAAATCATCGAAGGTGAATATCAGAGCCGATTGATTTGGACACGTCTGAATCTCGATAACCCGAATGCGGTTGCAGTTCAAATCGCACGTGCGGACCTGTCCGCCATCTGTCGGGCTGTTGGAGTGCCCTCGCCGAAGGATTCGGTCGAGCTGCACAATTTGCCGCTAGTAATCAACGTCCGTTGCAAAAAGCGGAATGACACTGGCGACATCGTCAACGAGATCAAGGGGTACGCGAAGCGCGAGCAGCCGACTTCTGCTGCATCGCCATCTCAAGCGGCTCCGGTCAGCAACAGCTCTCCTCCGTGGAAGCGATCGTGATGGTCGAGTTCCATCTTCCCTATCCGCCAAGTGTGAACCACTACTGGCGGCGCGTTGGAGCAAGGACGCTCATCTCACGCGGGGGGCGGGCATTTCGCGCTGCGGTTTGCTCGCTCCTCGCCTCGCGGGGGATTCAACCCTTAAGCGGTCCCCTGATTGTTGATGTCGTGGTGCACCCACCGGACCGTCGACGTCGTGACATAGATAACGTTCAGAAAGCACTGCTCGATGCGTTACAGCACGGCGGCGCGTACATCGATGACAACCAGATTGTTCGTCTTTCGATTGAAAGAGGACAGCCTGTCGAAGGGGGCAAGACTATTGTTCAAATCCGAAAGGTGTCCGAATAGATGATCACACTTCGTCCTTACCAGGAAGATGTGAAAACAGCGGTGTACGACCACCTTCGGTCCCGCGATGACAATCCCTGCGCGGTGGTTCCAACAGCCGGTGGCAAAACTCCAATCATGGCCAGCATCTGCAAAGATGCCGTTGGGCTGTGGGGTGGCCGAGTCCTGATCCTAGCGCATGTCAAAGAGTTGCTCGAGCAGACTGCCGACAAGCTGAAGGTGGTCTGTCCGGAGGTGGGCTTTGGCATTTATTCGGCAGGGCTCAAGCGACGGGACACACAAAATCCCGTGATCGTGGCGAGCATCCAATCGGTCTACAAACGGGCCTGCGAACTGGATGCGTTCAACCTGATCATGGTGGACGAGGCCCATTTGATTCCGCTCGAAGGCGACGGAATGTATCGCCAGTTCCTGGCGGATGCCAAGGTGATCAACCCTGAGCTGCGGATCATCGGATTCACGGCTACCCCGTATCGACTCAAGACTGGACCGATCTGCACGCCCGATAGTTTCCTCAACCACATCTGTTACGAGGTCGGCGTCCGTGAACTGATTCGCGATGGCTTCCTCTGCCCGCTGATCAGCAAGGCTGGCCGAGCGAAAGCCGATACCGAATCGCTCCATGTTCGCGGAGGCGAATTCATTTCGGACGAGGTGGAGTCGCTGATGGACCAAGAGTCATTGGTCAATTCAGCCGTGTCCGAGATTATGGAATACACGGCGGACCGCAAAGCCTGCTTGATCTTTGCTTCTGGCGTGCAGCATGGTCAGCACATCGTGGAGGTACTGCGCGATGAGCATGGCGTCGAATGTGGGTTCGTCAGCGGCGATACTCCAATTCCAGAGCGAGATGCTACGTTGGCTTGGTTCAAGGCGGGGACGCTGAATTACCTGTGCAACGTGAACGTTCTCACCACAGGATTCGATGCACCTCACATCGATTGTGTCGCCCTCGTCCGGCCCACGATGTCACCGGGACTCTACTACCAGATGGTCGGTCGTGGTTTCCGCCTTCATCCAAGCAAAGAGAATTGTCTGGTCTTGGACTTCGGTGGCAACGTTCTACGTCATGGTCCGGTAGATGACATCAAGGTCACCACAATGGACCGTGGTGATGGCAAAGCACCGGCTAAGGAGTGCCCGAGTTGCCAGGCAGTCATCGCCGCGGGCTTTGCAACGTGTCCGCAATGTGGATACGTATTCCCGCCACCGGAGCGCCAGCAGCACGAT